TTAGGTTGTTGAAGTTTGCCTTTACTACGTTGAGTTGTGGCCCTATTTGTTTTAAGGCTTCAGCAAATGAGGTTCCAACTGTTCCAGCGCCAGCGCCGGCAAGGTTTTTCTGTGCGGCTAAGTAAGAATTAAAGTCTTTTAGAACTGCCATCGCTGCGGCAGAACCGCTAGTACCAAATACTGCCTGAGCAAGGATTCCCTCTTTAGCGGTGCTTCCACCTGCAGCTTCTTTTATAGAAGTAAGGATTGCGGTTATGTTTCCTGTGCGCAAATAAGAAGCAAGTTTTTGTTGGCTTAGACCAACTCGTTCAAGACCCTGTGCGTAGGCGGTTAATTTGCCTTTTGAATCTGTAAGAGGTTTGTTTAAGTTGGTAAGTGAATTGGCAAACGCAGCGATATAGCGTCCTGGCAATCCAACTTTTGCAAACTCTGCGCCTAGAGGAATAATTTGTTTCAGGCCAATTCCATACTTAGCCAGAGCAACACCAACTCGACCAGAGAGCATTTGTTCTTCTGCTGAAAGTCCACCAACAAAGTCTTTTGATCCCTTAACCAAAATGCCAGTTAACTTGGTTACATCCATGCCCTTAGCAACTTGCAAGGTCTGAGCTGCAACAATGGCTTTAGTCGTGTCGGCAACAGAAGCGTTGGTAATAACTGCGGCTTTGGCAGCGTCGTTAAGAAGAGTAACTGCTGATGCGCCTTTAATACCGGCTTGACTAATAGTCAAAGCTGCTGTTGCAAGTTGTGAATCGGCAACGCCAGTAACGTTAGAAATGTTTTGTATTGACTTGCCGAGTGCGTCAGTCTGCGCGGTAGTTAAACCGGCTTGGTTCTTAATCTTGTCAAGTGATTCTTGGAACTTGTAAGCTTGGTCAACTGCGTAACCACCGAGGGCTAGACCAAGACCAATAGTGGCTGTGGCTGCTTTGGAACCAAAAGCGGTCATCTTTTCGGCAGTAGTCATAGACTCTTTGCCAAACATAGCCATTTTGCCTTGAGCCTCGGTCATCTTGGCCATGTATTCTTTGGTGTCAGCTATGAGTGTTGCAATTACAGGAGGTAGAAATGACATTATTCTTGGGCTAAGCGCCACTCCTCCTGAGCGATTCGGTTGATTTCTTCGTAACTGTTCTTAACACCAGGCTTCATGTATGGAAACTCACGTGACCTTGATGTGCCGTATTCAACAAATCCTGCGTACTGAACTGATGGGCCGGTGTCCGATTGCCAACGACCAGTGCCAAGCGACGTTACTCGTTGCGTCTTGATTGAATTGCGCAGGTTGCCAGAGCGTTGTGTTGGCTTAGGTGGTACGGCAGGGTACTTAGGAGCGCCCTGATAGTAAACCCGACCAGATTTGGAGACTCGTTGTGATCCGCTAGGTCGAGCGCGGAACTCTTCTTTAGCCATGCGCTCAATAACAAGTGCGCCTTTAGTAACAATGTTGCGAGCTGCGGCATCGGACTTAACTATGTCAAACCTTAATGCCTTGTCAAACTCACTAATGCCGGAAATGATTATCTCACTAGCCACGTTGAGCCTCGTTCATGGTGTTGTCAATAGCAATAAGCCAGTCTGTTACTTCTTTGGGCTGGTTCATAAAATCTTCGTGTGACCCACCGAATGTCTTGCGAAACTGATACTCACGAAACAGGTTGTTAACTTCTGCGTCAACTTCTGAGTCTTTACCCTTTAATGCTGCCTCCAGCCGCGCTAGTCGGCGATAGGGGCTTTTGGGTCAATGTCTGGCGAGAAGTCAGGGGTCTGGTTGTACTCGTTTGCGCAGGCTTCAGCAAGTTGTTCAAAGACATTCTTAGGCAAGTCAAGCGCAGAGTCAGCCGTAGGCAAGTCGCCTAGTGACCACTGCTTAACCATTCCAGCAATTAGTTCTGCTTGGTAGCCGTCAAGGTTGTTCTGATCCTCGTCTGAAATGTCAGAAAAGATAGTCCATGTCTCAGGGTTCTTGTCGTCAAATCCGAGGTTAGTGAGTTTCGCTGCGGTTCCAGCCGCCTTCATGTACGCACGAGAGATTTTGCGAGCTGTGCGCTCAGAAACTTCTTCTCGTGAATACAAGATGGCTGACTGATTGTTTGGAAGGTTTATTGCTGGCATTTTATCCCCTTTGGGTTATTTAGTAAGCGGTTGCGACTGCGTTGACAATCGTTGCCTGAACTGGTGAGTAACCAGTTGTAGCGTCGGTTGCGTTTGCGTTTGCAGTAAATGATACTTCAACTTCGGTGTATTCCTTACCGCGTGTGCGCTTGACATCGTGGAACTGAACAGCAGACAATGTGAAGGCAATGCTGTGGTTCGTTGAAGACGTTGTGTCGTTAGGGTCAGTCATGGTGATAGTCATGGTCTGTGGTGAGCGTGTAAGTGCCTCGGCAGCAGATCCAGTTGACCAAGCGTCTGCGTTTGAGTTTACGATTGCCGTGAACTTGCCAGTCACTTCAAGAGGCCCAGCAAAGTTAGTCAAAGGAGCCTGAGTTCCCATTGTGAAAATTGGCTGTGTCTTGCGAGCAAGCATGAGTTCACCAGTAGAGATGTAGGTCAGAGCTGCGCCTGAGTTAATTCCGCTAACTGTGATTGTTGTATCCCAAGCAGGGATCATGTGTTCCGGGTTTGCAGGGAACGAAAGCGTTGTAAATGGAGCCGGTGGTGTGGTGTATGAAGTGTATGGGTTAGCAAAGAACTTCACTGTTGCGTCTGCTGCTGCTTCTGCGCCAAAGGTGATGTTAAGACTGTCAGCCTGTGCGCCAGTCATTACAAACTGGTTAGCACCGTCAAAGTCAAAGATTGAGTATGACTGTGGCTGTGAACCTACGGCTGCGTTGTTCAAGAGCTTGATGTTGTGCGTGTAGACAGTTGAACCAGTAACGGTGTCTGTGCCACCAAGCGTTGCCTTAACAAGGTTTCCAAAGGTGTCAGCAAAGAGGTAGAACTTAGCGTCGTACTCGTCGTGACGTACACCTTGAACTTGGTCGTAGACCAAAGTTGGTGAGCCTCGGAAGGCTTCGTCTCGCAAGAAGGTCTGCATAGGAGTTACCTGTGGAGCAGTTACCGGAATGTAAACCGGAGTTCCTCCTGTTGGTAGGGTTCCTCGTGTCGCTTCTACGACAAGACCCATATAGCTGTTGGCGGATAAAAAGGCCATCTGAGGCGCTCCTTAGTTAGTGGTTGGTGTTGCGGTTGATGTGTCGGTTGAAGCCTCTACAGGCGCTTCTGGGGGTGTTACAGGGGCCGTTGCTGATGAAGTCCAGCGACCATCGCCAGGGTCAGCGTCTAGTGCGTAGATTTGACCAGGCAATGCTTCGAGTGTTGATCCGTTGTATTCAATGTCAGGATACACCCTTGCGGTTGTGTCGTTGAATGTGTAGTTAGCCATGATGCTCCTTAGTTGTCGATTATTTCCACCACAGACACTCGGACTACCGAGGTGACTTGTGTGGCTGCTGCTTTGCCGTTGATTTGGCGTGGGTAATACGAGGTGATGTCAATGTCTGGGCCACCAGCTGCGCCGTTTGCGCCTTCTCCCCATTGGAAGATAATGCTAGGTGCGCCAGCGTTGCGGTCTGCACGAATAGCGGCAACGAGTGAATCTAGGAACGCCTCGTTGTCGAACCCTGCGTCTTCTGACTTCTGGTGCGTTGAGCGCAGGTAGCAGTCAAGAATGAATGTGTAGTCAATAGCCTTGCGACCATTGTGAGGGCCACCAAGAGCTATACGGTTTTCCTTCTGGTTCTCAATGTAGAGAAAGATAATTGCACCAGAACTATGTCCTGGGTCTTCACCTTCAAAGAAGTCACCTTCGGGAGTTAGTTTTGCTGGGAACTGCTTTACGCTTGACAAGTTGGTAATACCAGCGTTTGTCAAGTACGAAGCAACTGCAGCTCGTACTGTGGCGCGTGACATTATGCACGACCCCAGATTTGCTTGAAGTCATCCAGTAGGTCGTAGGCCATAGCCTCGTCTGTGACTGAACTTTCGGTGCGAGCCGATACTGCGGTTGGCTCACCGATTTCGTTAAGAACTAATCCACCCTGTCCACGCTCTTTAATCATGGCAACGATGAAGTGAATGACCGCTTGCTTGACTGAGGCAGGTAGAGCTGAAACGTTAACGCCAGATCCGTGTGCGTACTTAAGAGGGTTGGTAAATGTCAGAGTGGTGTTGCCTGGTGTCCAAGTAGTTGCTACCTGAACGTACTCGTCTTTTTGTCCATCCCAGATAGTTAGGTTTTGCCCTGGGAAGATACCCATGACGTTGTTGACGGTCATTGACGTAGCGCCAGCAACAGAAGATGTGTTTGTAAATGTGTTAGCCCAGCCGTTGATGTATGTCCACTGGCAGAAGATTTCCGTACCGGACTGCATATTGCCGCCAACGATACCGAGGTTGCCAAAGTAAAGACCCATTGTGGACTGGCTAGTAATGATGAACTGAGTGCGCTCGATTGAGCAGTTAGACGTTGAGAGCTGAATGTTCTGTAGTCCGTCACCTGGCCCCCAGCCAGCCGAGAACGACTGCACAGCGAGGATAGGTGTGAAGTATGGGTTGATTACAATCTGCCCTGCGCGGTTCATGTAGTAGCGACCATTCTCTGTATTCGAGGTGGCGCAAAGAGATCCGTAGACTCCCATTGTGTAGTTGTCAGCCTTAGACGAGGCACGAACGATTAGCTCAGAGAGTGCGCGGTCTTGGACTGCCTGTGAAGCGTCTTCAATAAGGTTTGTAAAGTCAATGGCAGAAGCCGTCGGACTGAACTTGACCTCGTTGAGCGAGACGTATGGTTCGACCATTCCACCGGAGTAAACAAATGGGGCTACGATTGACATTTATTCCTCTTCTGGGGTGAGTTCGGTTGAGCCACACTTACCGCACTTGTCGCGGTACAGGCTGACAAAGTTACAAGCGTCGCACCTGTAACCATTGGCGTTTCTAAAGTTAATACCTGCCACAGCGAAGTCTCCTGACTTAACGAGAGAGCGAGCGTCTGTGCCGTCAACGTGGAATGTGCCATCCTTCTGTCGAGGAATGACCTTGCCTTCGTTAACTTGAATCTCTTTAAGTCCGTTGTCTGAACCTACGAGTCTCATTTAATTCTCCCTTTTGCGAACGAGGGAGCAGTGCGGAGAAGGGGAACTCCGCACCGCTCTACCTCAGTGGCTAGATGCAAGCACCTAGCGATTTAACAGAATCAACCAGTGATTCCGGTGATTACACCTGACCACGCTGGAGCGCGGAAAGCAAGTGAACCGTATGTGTACGAGCTGATGTCGTATGAGAAGCCGATTTGTGGCCATTCAATGATCATCGAGTCAACAACGTTGTGTGCTTCCACAGTCTGAGCAACGCCCGAGTCTGGGAATGGAAGCTGCTTCTGGTGAACCAGCGCCACACCAGCAGGTGCGAAACGGTGAGTCACAAGGTCAACCATCTTGCCTGTTGCCTGGTTCTGTACGGCTTGTACGAGTGAACCAAGAACAATTCCGTCTGAACCAGTTTCGTAGTTAAGACGGTATGAAGATGTGCTTGCGCTTGTCTG